GTTGAGATCGAACGATCTTTTGAAGTTGCCAAGTTGCCGGAGGGAAGTTGCCAGATTGCCGACCGGCAACTTCACCGTTTTCATAAGCCTCTGGAACGGAACGACTTTTCGTGCCGGGAAGTTGCCAGTTGCCGAAGTTGCCAGTTGCCAAGACTGCGCCGTTGGCAACTTCTCGACGCCGAAAATCATGGGGTCTCTCCTTCGGGATAGACCCAGACGAACGGGTTTTCGACGTCGAGAACCGCGCCGGTCTGGGCTGCTTTGTAGTGGGTCGGAAGGACGGGGATGAAGGCGGGGGTCACCTCGCCGGTGTCCGCATCGACGCTCTCGCCCGACGGGAACTGCATGCCTTCGATCACGAGGTAGCCGAGCTTCGAGCGGGCGTTGGGCAGGCCATAGGGCCCGCCGTCGCGGGTGAACTTCACGTAGCCCTTGGTGGCGAGCACGCTGACGCGCTCACGGATCGTCGTGCGTCCGCCGAGCCCCGCCTGGTTCTCGAAGGCCTCGGCGAACTGCAGGGCGGTGTAGAGGTGTCCGGCGCGCGCCTGTTCGTCGAGAATGTCGAGGATCACGTCGCGTTTGCGCGCGCGCTCGGCGTCGAGCCGCTCGCCAAGGTCCTTGCGCACCAGGCGCTCGGATTTCGGATCGAGCATGATCCAGCGGCCTTGCCGCTTGTCGATGAGGATGGGATCGATCGCGGGACCGTTGCGCAGTTCGAACTCGAGGCGGCGCTCGGGGCGCTCCTCGTCGGGGCGGTGCATGAGGATGCCGGCGCTGTAGAAGCCGCGCAGCGCGCTGGCGCCGGCGAGCGCCTGGAACGGATCCTCGGCGATCTGCTTCTTCTGCGCCTTCCGCGTGTGGTGGCAGAGGATCAGCCCGGCATCGGGGGCGGCGGCGTTGCGCAGCGCTTCCACCCGCGCCTGCAGGAAGAACAGCATCGCGTCATTGTCGTTCTCGCCGCCGCCGTCGGGGCCGCCGTCGAACAGGTTGCGGATCGGATCGATGCACAGAATGTCCGGGCGCTCGCTCTCGAACGCGCCGAGGATCGCGGCTTCGACCAGGCCAAGGCCACGCCCGTCCAGGATGAGCCGGAGCTTCGGCGTCACGACGAGATTGTCGCGCGCGTTTGTGAGCACCGGCTTCGGCAGGCTGAGGCCCTGCAGCCGTTCGCGCAGGTAGTGGTAGTCGATCTCGGCCTGGAGGTAGAACACGCGCAGAGGGCGCGGCGGCTTGAAGCAGAGGAACGCGGCCCCCGCCGCCATGTGGGCGAGCAGGCTGATCAGGAAGTCGCTCTTGCCGACCTTCGGCGCGCCGCCCAGCACCAGCATGCCACCGGGCGTGAGCACGCGCGGCGCGATGATGTCGGCCGGCATCGGGCTCGTGTCGTCGATCAGCGCGCCGAGCGTGAAAGCCGGGATCGAAGCGATCGGTGCGGGGCTGAGCGTCAGGCCGGGTCCGTTGCGGGCCACATGCCGGCGCCAGAGCCGATCGAATTCCGCGTCGATGCGCTCGGCGGGCCAGGCCGGATCAAGGCAGGCCTGGTTGAACTCCTGGATCGCGCGGCGCGCCTCGTCCTCGGTCTGGCGACCTTCATGAACGAGCCGGACATGATGGCCGATCGCCATGCTGGCCGCTTCGAAGCGGGTGACAGGATCGACGCCGCCCGCGCGGGTGCGACGGGACAGAACGTCATCGAGCGTCGGCTTGTCAGGTGGTGCGTGCGTCTCGATAGGCGGCGCGAGACCCGGAAGCGCCGGCATCGCCTCGACCGCATCGGCGAAGTCGCGCAGGTCGATCTCGGCTGCCGAGCTCTCGCGAATCGTAACGAGGCGTGAGGCACCGCCCTTGAAGTAGATCGATCCGGCGACGCGGATCGGCTGATGCGCCGAGCGAAAATGCGGGTCGCCGCCGACCTTGTCGGCAATCGAACCACGCAGCGCGCAAACGAGATCGATGTCCGCGCCTTCGGCGGGTTCATTCAGCCGCCACCAGACATGCAGCTTCGGCGCGCCGGTCTCCGTGCGCCCGCCGCTCTCGATCACCATCACCGGCTGAGGCAGGTGCCGCCTGAGGTGAGCGAGCTTCTGCTCGACATCGCCGGAGTCGAGATCGACCACAATGGTCTGGATCTGCCGGACGTCCTCGGCCTTGGCCTGACCCTGCTCAGCGACCGTTCCGGGCACGACATAGAGCGCCGCGCCTTCGCGCGCGGCCCAGATGGCTGAGGTCACGATCTTCGTCGCGGTCTCGCGATCCGCTTCGATCCAGGCGGTGTGGGGGCGAACCGAGGTTCCCTTTTCGGCAAGGCCGCGCACGGGGATCAGCCCATCGCAATAGCCGAAGACACGGTCGATGAAGAGCGCGATGGCTTCGCGGTCTGGCGCGAGCATGGGCTCAGTCAGAGGCAGGGCGTCGTTGAAACGCAGCTCTGCGTCACCGCTTTCGCGCCGGGCATCGATGTGCACGACATCGTCACCGGAGGCTCCAACCGCGCTCATCTGGGCAGCCTCCAGCAACGCTCGGCCCATGGGCAGAAGCGGCACTCGAAGTGCGTCGGGTCATGCGCGATGCGCGGCAGCAGTTCATGCGCGTCGGTCGCCTGCAGGATGCGCACGGCGCGATCACTCGCGGCCTGCGCCCGCTCGGCGTCGAACGGCACGGGCTCGTGGTGAAGCTCGGCGGTGTCCTTGTTGATGGCGGTGAAGAGCGCTGGATGCTCCGAGACGCCCGGCAGCGCAGGCTCCAGATAGGCCTGATAGATCGCGATCTGGACGGCGTAGATCGGCTTTGCGAGGACAACGCCCTTGGCGACGGTCTCCCGCCAAGCCTTGGCGTTCATCGTCTTGCATTCCCAGAGCGCGGGAACCCGAAGCGTGGGTAGGTCGGGAGCGCCGAACACCACGCCGTCGACATGGCCGCGGATGCGCCCGCCCGCGACCGAGAAGCCGATCTGGCCGCCATCGTTCTTGCGCGTGACGAGATCGAGGCCGCTTACACGCAGCCAGCGAATGGCGACCTCTTCGAGAGCATGGCCGATCTCGAAGATCCGGAGCGTCCGGCCGTCGAGACCCGCGCCGGGATCACGGGGCGTGTCCGTGAACTCGAACTGAAGTGCGCGGTCGCAGGCGACGCCGAGACGGGAAGCTCCGAGATAACTGCGCGCCGGGACCACCGCGCGTTCGCCAGCCAGCGCCGCATCGATGCGCTGGTTGAGGTGGTCGGCAAGAGTCGTGCGCGAATTGAAGTCGAGCATCAGAACGGGATTTCCGTGCTCGCCTGCGCCGCGCTCGCCGCCATCGCCTCCTGGAAGGCGCCGACGGCACCTTCGATCAACGTGAGCACCTGCGCTTCGGAGAGGCTGGTGAGCGGCGTCGTCCAGCCGATCTCATCCATGAGCTCGGCGACGGGCCGGAGCGCCGCCCGCATGGCGGCGCGTTCCTGTTCGGTCAGATCAACCACGGAACGCCTCCGTGCCGACGAGGACCAGAAGGCCTGACAGGTGATCGAGCAAAACCAGCGCTCCGGGCGCGGCCGGCTCGTACGGAAGGGCTCGCGCCAGCCAAAGCCGCGTGATGGTCTCCAGCAAACGGCACAGGGGATGCCCTTCGGGTGCCAGAGACGCTCCCGGTCCGACATTGGTTGCGACGACAGGTTCATGGGCGACATCCGTCATCACGCCGCCCTCGCAAGGGTCTCGCGATCGGCCCCGAACACGAGCCGACGGATCGCCGACTTGTTGAGCTGGAAGGCGATCAGCGCGGAGGCCTGGTAGCGGGTCAGACCGAAGTCCTGGCGGTACTCCATCGGCAGCAGCGCCAGCTGTTTGTCGGTCGGTGGCTGCGAGAGCCAGCGGCGGGTCTTGTGCGCGGTCTCGTCGCTCTCGTGCTTGTTCAGCCAGTCATCGGCCGAAGCCAGACAGACCATGCGCTCGCCAGCGCCGACGAGCGTGGTTGGCTGGCCCTGTCGGCCGCCCACCGCGTACCAGCGCCCGTTCAGGAAGAAGACGCCCGCCCACGCGGTGAAGCCGGTGGCGACAAGCGCGGCGTCGTCGCCGAAGAGATCGCACCACTTGAAGCTCGACCGCTTCAGGAGATCGATCTCGCTCATCACGAAGTCGCCGAGCGGCTGCGGCGCGTCCGAGGTGTCGTCGCAGGTGAAGGCATGGCCGCAGAGCGGGCACTCCCGCGACGAGAGCGGGATGATCGCATCGCAGGACGGGCACGTCTTGGTCGGCGCTTCCCTGGTCGGCTCGCGGCCGTCGAGATTGACATCCTGCTCCAGAGAGCCGTGCAGGATCGTGGACGTGCCGAAATCCAGCACGATGCAGTCGGTCTTCAGGACGCCCGGGTGTTCCTGCGGGTTCACCGTGCGCAAGCCGCGACCGACCATCTGGACCATGGTCGAGCGATAGGAACTCGGTCGCAGCAGCACGACGCAGGAGGTCGGCGGGTGGTCCCAGCCCTCGGTGAGGACCGCTACGTTGACGATGACGCGCGCTCGGGCTTCGGCGAAGTCGGCGAGAGCGGCCTTGCGGCTCGCCTCCGCCATCTCGCCGGTGACCAGCACCGTCGGCACGTCGGCCTCGCGGAAGGCGTTCGCCACGGCGGTGGCGTGCGCGACGTCGGCGCAGAACACGACGGTCTGCCGTTCTCCCGCCTTCTCACGCCAATGGCGGATGACCGCTTCCGTCACCGGCGTCCGGTTCATCACCTCGGCCACTTCGGCCATGTCGAAATCGTCGGCGGTCTCGCGGACCCGGCCGAGATCGGACTGGACGCCGACGTCGATCACGAAAGTTCGTGGCGGCACGAGGTGGCCGGAGGCGATGAGTTCGCCGATCCGGATCTGGTCGGCGACATTCGAGAAAACCGGGCGAAGGCCCTTGCGATCGCCACGGTTCGGCGTCGCGGTCACGCCATAGATCAGCGCCTTCGGGTTGCGCGTCTGGACCCGGTCGATGATGCGCCGGTAGCTGTCGGCGGCGGCATGATGCGCTTCGTCGATGACGAGAAGGTCGAGCGCCGGGAGTTGGCCGAGATTGCTTTCGCGCGCGAGCGTCGGCGCCATCGAAAAGGTGGCGCGCCCCTGCCAGGACTTCTCACCCGCATCGACCACAGAGGTCGACAGGCCCGGATTGACCCGAGCGAACTTGGCGCGGTTCTGCGCCGTCAACTCGTCGCGATGCGCGAGCACGCAGGCCTTCGCGTCGCGCTCTTTCAGGATCTCGCCGACCACGCCGGACAGCATGATCGTCTTGCCGGCGCCGGTGGGCGCCACGCCGATCGTGTTGCCGTGGCTGCGCAGCGCCGCGACGCTGCGCTCCACGAAGAGTTTCTGGCGGGGGCGAAGCAGCATGGCGTCGCCTCACTGCGCCCATGAGGGACGCATGCCGGCCGCCGGAGCCGCCGCAGGCTGGGCTGCCATCGGCGCAGCGCCGCCGCTCTGGAAACCGAAGGACTGCGCCACCGGTCCCATGACCCCGGCGTATTCCTTGTGGTCGGGCGTGACGGCGGTCCGGATCTCGTTCTTCGGATCGCCATTGGTGTCGGTGCCGACATCGATCTTGGCGACGAACTCGATGCCATCGAGATCGGCGAAGCCGCGGATGCGCCGGGCGGACTGGGCCTGGGGCGAGACGTCCTTGTCGGAAATGCCGCGCGCGGAGTTGAGGATCGCGCGCACCAACGCCCGGCCCATGTTGCCCCAGTCGGGGCCCTTTGGGCTGTAGAGCCCGATCAGCGAGAAGATCTTGCGTCGCGCATACGGGCCTTCGAGGACCGTGAACTCGGCATTGAGGTAGACCGCGCCGGTGGACCCGCGCGTAGCATAGCCGCCGGTCCACCCCTGGCTCGGATCGTCGTAGCCGCCAGGGCGGATCGAGAGGCGAACCTTGGCGATCGCGCCCTTCGGGATGACGCTGGTGGTGGACCTGGCGTCGTTGAAATCACTCCAGTTGGACATGATGGATCACTCCTTGGTCTGGTCGTTCGAAGCGGTGTGGGACGGGGTGGAGGCCGGCGGGCGGCCGGAGAAGTCGAGCGGCTGGCGCGAGGGCCCGCGGATCTTCGCCATCAGGCGTCCGAGATGCGGTTCCTCGACCATGTCGAGGCGGCCGCTGCGGTCCTTCGCGGGAAAGCCGAACGGGTTCAGGGTCTGACAGATGAGGGCGCGGCGGTTCGTGCCGTCCTCGACCTTCACCTCGGCCATCGTCAGGACTTCATCGACGATGCCGGGCAATTCGAGGCCGGTCTTGGAGCCGTCGATCTGGGGCGAAAAGACGCGCCGGTTGAAGTCGTCGAGCCGCTCGTCGAGGATGCCGACGAACCAGACATTCTTCGCTCGGGCGTGCTGCAGCTGGGTGAGCCAGCCGATCATCTCCCGGCCGTGGAGACCGTAGGCGCCGCGCACATCGGGCTTGCCGGTCTTCTCGGACATCGCCTCGGGTTGCCCGCGACACCACTGAAAGCAGAGCCGGCCGGCGACTGTGATCGAGTCGACGAAGATCGTCTCGTAGCGATCGAGCACGCTCGGAGGCCCGAAGCGATCGGCGACCGCCGCGAAATGCGCCTCGCCATAGGCCTGGTCGGAGCGCAACGCCGGGTTCGGCCCGCCGATGAACACCGCCAGATCGCGACACTCGGCCCAGGTGCGGGGCCGCAGCGCGTCGCCGGTCCATCCTTCGATGGCGAGGTCCCCCGCCTCGAGGTCGAGGAAGAGCGTCGTCTTCGGATCGAGCGTCCAGAGAAGGCTCGTCTTGCCGATGCCCGACTTGCCGAAGATGCAGCCCTTGACGCCACGAGCTTCGGCAAGGCGCTGGTCGGCGGTGATGATCGGAAGCGCCATGATCAGCGCTCCGCCTTGGCGCGGGCTGCGGCTTCGACCGCGCGATCTGCGCCAACGCCGCCGGCGTCACGCGCGATCTGCGAGAGCTTGCGCAGCGCATGCATCCGGTCGCCGATGGCGTTGAACTCGGCCTCAAGGCCCCGCAGCGCGAAGGCGATGTCATCGAGCGTGGCTTCGGTGATGGGCTTCGCGTCGATCGAGTCGTGACCGGGGCTCGCCGGAACGCGGATCGTCTCGGGCAACGAGCCGAGGCTGTAGTGGGATTTCTGCAGCGCCTTGATCGCGGACAGGGGCGCATCTGGCGTGGATTTGCCGAATGGGAACATGGGCTTGGTCCTTGTCATGTGCGGAGCAGTCGGAAGGCCGGTTTGCCGGTCCTGAGCGTTCGGGCCGGCTCGAAGGTGCGGCGGATCGCGTCGGGCCAGGCGCCAAAGGCGCGCTCTGAGACCGAGAGGCTGATCTCGACGTATTGGCTGGGATCGTCGCCGGAGGCGCGGATCGTCTCGACGAGAGCGGCGAGCCTGACCTGGTCCCAGTCCACCTTCTTCGGCAGATCGGCGACGATGGTGACCGGGCCGTCGGTGAAGCGGACCGTGCCGGTGTCCTTGCCCAGAGCCGCCCGGGCTTCATGGGCACGCTCGCCGAACTTCAGCGCGATGGCGCCGTCGAGCCACTCTTTCAGCGACTTCGCGCTCCTGAGCGCCGCGTCAGCTTCGTCCTGAAGCACGGCCAGCACCTCGGCCGGCAAGGCCGTGATCTCGGCGATCGGCATGGCGCGAAGCGCGTCGAGCGTGGGCAGGTTGTTGCGAGGATCGGTCATCACGCGACCTCCTCGGCGAGGAGGGCGGAGAGCGAGACCGGCGACGACTTCGGCTTCCGCCGCGCCACGGCGAGGTAGGAGAAGTCGTCAGGTCCGTGACGCCGCTGGACGAGATGCGCGAGCCCCTGTTCGGCCGCCCACATCGCGCGCCGTCCGAGCTTCAGGAGTTCGGTGCGGTCCTTGGGCGGAAGCCGGGTCGCCATCGGCATGCCGTCGAGGGCGAGGAACCCGCGATGGTATTCGAGGCATTCGCCGGGCCCGGCTTGGCCGAGCCAGCCACAGAAGTCGATCTCCGAGATCCGGAGCCTTGCCGTAGAAAAGGGGATGATCGTGTTGGTCATGAGCGGCTCCTACTCACCAGGTCCGAAAACCGTCTCAGGCGGCCGCGAGGCCGCGGGCGAGGAGCGTCCCGCGCAGCGTCTGGATCCGGCGGTAGAGGCCAGCGCGAGAGCAGTGCCCCTCGGCCGCCAGCTCATCGACGCTTCTGGTCGTGAGCGCCGCGCACAGCACGCCATCCCGACGATCGAGCGCGCCGAGGCAGCGCTCCACATCCAGCCGGATCGCGGACGTCGATGCGCCCTCGCCAGCCTGACCCCAGATGGCGCCAAGGCCGCCATCGCTCGCGATCGTGTCGGCGAAGGTCTCCGCTTCACCGTCTTGGATCGGCGCGTCGATCGAGGTCGGCTCGAAGCCAAACATGCGACGCTCGGCGATCACACGCCGCATGATCCGCGTGGCGCGGTGCGCCATCACGGTCGCGACGAACGCACCGATCGACCCACGCGCCGGATCGAAAGCCGCCAGCCGCGCGAAGGCGTCCGTGATCAGATCCTGGCGAATGTCTTCGAGATCATGGCGGGGCAGTCGCATCCGCCGCACCAGGCGGCGGGCAGCGGCATCGGCTTCGTGCAACAGCGTATGGAGCTGTTCCGGCGAGGGAGAGAGGGACATGGGGCAAAGCCTCGTCATCGGTTTCGATGGCGAGACGGTGCCCATTCGAGCGGTTCGAACCCTGTCGCGAAGCTCTCGTGAAGCTGCCGCGAACCTGTCGGCGCTCAGAAGACGTGGATCTCGTTTGCAGGGATCAGCAGGCGATAGCCCTGACCGCGGCCGGACTGGATGGGATAGGTCCCCTTCGTGCCGTCAGTCATTCCGGCAGCACGCAGCACTTTCCGGAGATTGCTGACGACCTTGTCGACCTGCTCGTCGTTCCGGTCGTCGCTGGCGGTCGCAGCGCGCAAGGCATCCGCCACCACATCGCGGCTGACCCAGCCGTCCTCATTCGTGCGCTCGTTGACCAGTCGGACAAGCACTTGGAACTCTCGGCGCTGCAGCGACAGCAGCGTGCCATCGTAGCGCGCGCTGCCGCCCTCCACATCGACGGCAAGACGTGTGTGCGCTGATCGAGGTGTCTTGCTGACCGGCGTCGGGATCTTGATCGCGAGCGGTTCAGACGCGTTGGCGTCGAGAAGTTCGTCGATCGCAGCGAGCGTGATGTCCGCGCCATCCAGTTGTCGTCGCACCGCCACGGGTAGATCGCGTTCGGTTGGCGTCAGGACGACGATGGGCAAGCTCCCGGCATGGGCCTTCAAGGCGAACGCGATGTCGAGCGCAGTCTTTGCGCGCAGCAGTCGTGCCAGAAAGTATTCAATCCTGCGACTGCCGGTTCTGATCGCGCCGAGCCAGAATGCGCTGACGCCCACCGGCTCGACAGGTCTTCCCGCCAGCACGCTGGAAGCCCGCCGCAACTGGCGGCAGACCGCCATCATGTCGATGTCGAACTGACGGATCGACGTGGGATCGACCGCCGTCGTGATACCGTCGCCGTCGAGGTTGACGGCGATTGCTCGACCGCCGCTGTGCTGGATCGTGAAGCCGTCGACATCCGATGGAGCTTCGCGCTCGACCAGCAATCCGAGCGTCAGAAACTGGCGCACGATCTCCGGCGGCTGGTCGCGAAGATCGGCCCCATCGATGATCCTGATCGGATGCTGATCACTCCGCTGCAACAGCAGTCGTGACAGGCTGACGTGTGAGGCGGATGCCATTGCGCTCAAGATGCTCCAGAATCTGCTTCTCAAAGGCGTGGTTGCGGAAGCTGGCGATATTTGGCGGTTTCACCTTCACGATCACCTTGTGCTCGCGCCCGCCGCTCTCGAAACGGAACTCCAGCTTGACGTAATTGATGCGCAGATCGTCGAAGTCGATGTCGGGCGCAAGCTCGACGAGCCGGACGATCGCGTTCTGGCTATCGCGGACCGTCATCGCCCAGGGCGAATAGCGGACCTTGCCCTCGACCTCATGCTCGCCTTCGTCGATCTGGATTTCCTTCACCAGGATGGCGTTGGTGTCGGGATCCCAGGCGTGGTTGAAACGAAAGCCGGTGCCTTGCCGCTGGATCGGAGCCAGCGTGTAGATCTGTTCGGCGTTCGCGCCCTTGAAGAAGTCCTTGTCTCCGAGCATGTGCTCGGCGAACAGCTCGGCCAGTTTCTTGCGCTCCGCCGCCGCCGTGGCGCTGATCCAGACCCGGCCTGTCGCGGAATGGTACCGGATCGTGTCCTGCGCGATCTCGCGATAGGTCAACGTGCGCTCGGACCCGTTCTCTTCCACGTTGGCGGTCACGGCGTTCTTGCCGTGCAGCACGAGGATGCAGATCTCATCATCCTCCGGATACCAGCGCACGTCGCAGTACTTGCCGAGGTAGCGTCCGGCGAAATAGCCCGAAGCGGCAGCGCGAAAGGCTTCCTTCGCGGCGTCATCCGCGTGGCGCGACTTGAACCGCACTGGGTTTGCCGGAGGCTCCAACTCCTGAGAAGGTGGAGCCATCATGAGCAAGACGACGAACAAGTTTTCACCGGAAGTCCGCGATCGTGCGGTGCGGCTGGTTCTTGATCACGAGCA